AGGCTAAGACAGATGTTACACATTAATTTTAATTGGGAACCACCAGAAGTTCCAGAATTTGATCCAGAAATCCATAATCCAGAGAAGGTCTTTGCCTTCCTGTGTTACAGAGGAATACACTATGCGAAGTGGGTTACTCTTGATGTGTTTGGTGTTCGAAATTGGAATTTGAGAAATCCAAGACAAGAAGGTTAAGAACAGGTAAACGGTATACAAAGACCTCTACATAGTAGGGGTCTTTTTTATATAATGAATCTACTTAAACATCCGTTGTTCCAGATCAATATGATATTGGTTTGTTCTCTTGTGTTCATAGAGTTAATGCACATCAACTATCACAGAACAGCACCACTTTGTCCTGTACAGCAAATAGAGATGGAAGATGATTGGTGATATATAGTTATGATATCGTAACATTTTGTGATGGATCGTAAAGTAAAATCAATACTAAAGATAGTACTGCCAGTTGTAATCATTGGACAACTGGCAGCTGTTATTGCTATACTAAGCACTAATAAAGCATTCTCTTGTAAAGCAGTCGGTAATTATTTTGTATGTAGACAAATAAAATTAAAGTGATGGAATCAATTAAAGTAAGATGCCGATCCTGTAATAAGGAGATAAGATCTACTGCTGGAAAGTCAGTATGTTGTGGTTGTTCAAATATGACAACCATCAAAGGAGATATAATATCTGCCGTTGATTTGAGTAAAGTTATTATGCTCAATACATACACAAAAAAGAAAGATAGTGGTCTTTCCACAGAGCAAATCGAGTGGCAAGAAAAGCGTAGTAAACGTAAAATTCGTAAGTTAGACTTTGAAGTTAGATAAATAATAGTACTTATACCTACAACTCACACTTCTTTTCACATCGTGGGGCGGTCATAAGGGAAGATTTTTAACGAAGAATGGATATCAAAAAAGAACTCGATGAAGTTCAAAAAAAGATAGACGAAATTAAAAAAAGTCAGGAAACCCTAAAAAAGATTGCTGATTTACAGGAAAAACAAGAGAAGAAAATGGCAAAACGACCATATCATGGTACATATGAGATGATGTGATATAATACATATTAAAAAGCAATCCGATATGTTCAAAGCACTAATCACAGAGTTTCCTCTGTCTGATGTTCCCAAGGAGAGAACTGTCACAGAGGAGAAGATACGGAAGTACACCTACACCAAAGAGGAAGTAGATGTACTAATTTCTAATGCTGTTAGAGAAGCTGTTGCAGAAGCAAAAAAAATTGATGAAGAGTCAATGGCAAAGCACAATCGTGATGCCACAGTGATTAGTATGATACTTGGATTTACAACACTAGCACTATTTGTAGATGGTTTGCTCCGAATGTTAGGTATCATTCCACCATTTATGGATCTTGATGTTAATATATTAGATAAGATTGAAACTGATATTATAGATAGAGTAAAACAAGTTCCTATACAAAAAATATTCCCATCAGGTTTCAGATGAATGACACTCTAATCTTTATATACCTCGTATTCTTTGTAATGTTGTTTGCCTCTACATTTGCCTTTATGTGGAGAATGATGTCTTCTACTCTCTCGGAGATGGATAGAAAACCCACAAGGTCATATGGAGAAACGATGAGAGCATATAGACCACCAGCACCGCATCCAGAGATGGAGGGTGTTAGGAGTGGAGATGAGTTGTTAGTATATACACCAGAAGAAGAAGATGATGACGATGATGGAGGTTCACCCGTATTACCGACTTGACTTTTGACTTTAAAACTTATATAATAACTTTGTAAACCGTTATAGAGCAATGACTCTGATTACTAAATTCAAAAAAGACATAAGCACTCTTCGTGCTGCAGCAAACAAAGAAATATATTTGGATATCAAACATCCAAAATTGTACAAGAAAGTAAAAAGATATTACGAAAATTTACAATATATCAAATTAGAGGGGGAAGATCCTGACGCAGACTATAATGCTGTGATAGAATGTATTATAGAAGATTTAAACTTATGATTGAAGTATTAGTACAGAATGATCCATACAGGTATGTGAAGATGCCTGATCTACTTGAGAATGGTCAACCCGATTATCGCATTCAAAAATGGAATAATTACAATGGTTACAAGGACATGTATCTATGTGATAACTTCATGCAGTTCAAAACTGCTATAGATGACTTTGAATATACAAAGTGGTTAGATCCCGCTGGAGTTCCTTGCTATATAAAAGACGATTAGTTATAAAAAATGAAAATTGGATTTAATTGTAGTTCATGTGACCTGTTTCATGCTGGTCATGTTACTATGTTAAAAATGGAAAAACAATTATGTGACTATTTAATAGTAGCTCTCCAAGTAGATCCAACTATAGACAGACCTGGAATTAAAAATAAACCAGTTCAATCAATATATGAAAGGTATGTCCAACTTCAAGGATGTAAATATGTTGATGAGATTCTTGTGTATGAAACTGAGGCAGACCTTTTAAATTTAATTCAAACTCAAACCATACACATTAGATTTTTAAGTGAAGAATATAAAAATATAGATTTTACTGGAAAACAGTATTGTATTGATAATGGTATTGAAGTTCATTTTCATTTAAGAAGACATCAATACTCTTCAACTGAACTTAGAAATAGAGTTTATGAACTTGAGAAGAAAAAAAGGGATGAAAAATTAGAAAGTGACATACAACAGTATGCACCAGAACTCTTAGAAAAGTATAATTTGGATAAATGACAATTTTTGTTACGGGTGGTGCTGGATTCATTGGGAGTAATTTTTTACATCAAGCAGTTGAATCTTTTTCTGAAAAAATTATTTGTATTGATAATCTGAGCTATGCATCAGACTATGAACAGATAAAAGATCTTCCGATTGAATTTTGTAACGCAAACATAATAGATCAGCATTATTGTGATTATATTTTTAAAAAATATAAACCAAAAACTATTTTTCATTTTGCTGCTGAAAGTCATGTAGATAATTCAATTAAAGATTGCTCAAAGTTTATTAGTAGTAATATAAATGGAACTGTTAATTTACTTAACTTATCAGTAAAATATGGCATTGAAAGATTTCATCACATATCTACTGATGAAGTTTATGGATCATTGGATTATGAAGATTCACCTTTTACCGAAACAACCCCATACGATCCTCAAAATCCTTATTCAGCATCAAAAGCAGCGAGTGATCATTTTGTTATGTCCTATTATAATACTTACAAATTACCTGTAATGATTACTAATTGCTCTAATAATTATGGTCCTAGGCAACATATTGAAAAGTTAATTCCCAAAACTATATCTAATATAATGTCCAATAAAAAGATACCTCTTTATGGTAAAGGTGAAAATATTAGAGATTGGATTTATGTTGAAGATCATTGTAGAGGAATATTAGATGTTTTTCATGGTGGTAAAATAGGAGAAAAGTATAATATTGGTGGAGAATGTGAATTAAGAAATATAGACTTAGTTAAAATGATTGTTAAGTTAATGGATGCTAGTGAAGATTTAATTGAGTTTGTTGATGATCGTCCTGGACATGACTTGCGTTATGCTATTGATAATGCTAAAATTAAAAATACTTTATCTTTCAAACCTCATTATACAATAGAAGAAGGTTTGAAAAAAACTATTGAATGGTATATTAAATAATGATTTCTTTATATGGTGGTAGTGGATTTGTTGGTGGAGAATTTCAAAGAATGTATGATTCATGTATTCAAATACCACATGATCAACGTGAACCAAAATCTAATAAAATTCTATATTTTATTTCAACGGTAGATAATTATAATGTTTATGATAATATTACTTTAGATGTGGATACTAATTTACATGTTTTATGTCAAGTGTTAGATTATTGTAGATCTAAAGATATTGAATTTAATTTTATTAGCTCTTGGTTTGTTTATGGCAATACCTCTTTACCTGCTAAAGAGAATGGGTTATGTAATCCAACAGGATTCTATTCTATTACAAAAAAATGTGCGGAAGATTTATTAATATCTTTTTGTAATACTTATGGTGTCAAGTATAGAATTTTGCGATTGTGTAATGTTCTTGGACTGGAAGATAGAAAAGCATCTAGAAAAAAGAATGCTATTATGTGGATGATCAATCAACTTAAATTAAATAAAGATATTAATTTGTATAATAATGGGTCTCCTTATAGAGATGTAATGCATGTTAAAGATGTTTGTCGTGCTATAAAATTAGTTATTGATACTGGAGAACTTAATACAATATACAATATTGGATCTGGATATCCAACTCAAATTGGAGAAATAATTAATTTTGTCAAGGATCATATAAATTCTAAATCACAAATTAATACTATAGAACCACCAGAGTTTCATAAAAACGTCCAAGTACAGGATTTTTGGATGGATGTGGAAAAAATTAAATCACTTGGATTTGTACCAGAGTATACTTTAGAAGAGGGGTTGAAAAATATGTGTCAATGATGTATACTATATAAGTATAGAATTTTATTTTATAATGAGTGAATATAAAAAAACAGCACTAGTATTAGGTGCTGGTGGTTTTATTGGTAGTCATATGGTAAAAAGACTGCGTTCTGAAGGTTACTGGGTTCGAGGTGTAGACCTTAAATCTCCAGAGTATTCGGAAACAGAAGCAAACGAATTTGTTCATGGTGATTTGACGCAGAGAAGTTTTGTTAATCGTGTAATTAAATTTAAAGGTTATCTAGGTAATTTTTATCATGAGATACCATATAAAATGGTAGATTCTTTTGATGAGATATATCAGTTTGCTGCTGATATGGGTGGTGCTGGTTTTGTATTCACAGGTGATCATGATGCAGAAATTATGCATAATTCTGTGAGTATTAATTTAAATGTTCTTGAAGAGACTCGTCTTTTAAATGAACAACTTGATCATTCTAAAAAACAACCAAAAATATTTTACTCAAGCTCTGCGTGTATATATCCAGAGCATAATCAATTAGACCCTAACAACCCAGATTGCAGTGAATCATCAGCATATCCCGCAGACCCCGACTCAGAATACGGATA